TGGAATTTTTGGATTAATACATTCAGTTTGGAAGTTAGAACCTCCTGCGCTTCTTATAACATCTTCAATAGCTGGTCGTTCTTTATTATAATATGAAAGTAATGGAGTTTTTTCGCCGCGCCAAAAGAAATAGAATGAACGTTCTCTTACTTGAGATGAACCATGTAATAACGATTTAGTTCTATAAACAGTCATTGTATAACCTTGTTCAAGACCAATTCGTCTCATTTCATTTCGTATATTTTCACCAATCTTACCAGCAAAACCTGGAGCGTTTTCACCCCAAAATACTTTTGGTTTAATTTCACCAAGAACATATTTTGCTGTTTCGATAAGCCATTTATTATTTGGATTATGATCTCCAAATCCTTGAGAAAGCATACTTAATCCAGCACAAGGACATACAGAAGATATTACATCAACACTCTCTGTAGGTTTCTCTCCTTTGTCTAGGACATAGTAAGGAACGTCGCTATAGTAATTAAGGATATGAGAATCGTTGTCCTTGAAGGCCTCGTATGACATCATATAGGTTGGTTTTTCACCAAACGCATTGACTGATCCAATAGTTTCACCACCTATAAGTGGTACGATAGAAGCGTGTTTAATCATTTAAAAATTTACTCACTGATACTAATGATGAATTTATGACTTGGTGCATATCTAAATAGACATACATTCCGCATCTTCCTATAAAAGTGACTTTAGAGTTTTCGATATCTCGATATTGCTTGTATCTTTCACGATTAATACCATCTACATCATTTATGGGATAATATCTTTCCATGTTATTGTCTTTATAATCACATGGTTCCTCATAAGTTACTGTAGTGGTTAAGTCGTTTTTACCATGTTCTGGAATGTTTTTCCATTCTGTTACTCGAGTATATGGTCCATCGTGTGTAAAATTGACTGTTGCGGTAGGAAGCACTCTTGTTTGTGGAATACTCATTGTATGAAACTTGAGTGATCTGTAAGGTAATTCTCCAAAGCAATAATCATAATATACATCAATTGGCATAGAATTAAATACGTGATCGTATTCATCTTCCATACTCTTGTTAAACTCTGTTGAAAGTTGCACTGTTATATTCTCATGATTTAAAATATTTTCAAAAAGTTTTGTATAGCCATCTTTTGGCATATACTGATATTTATCTTTCGGAAAATAGTATTCGTTTAGATCATCACGAATAGGTACTCTTGCAATAATACCAGGATTTAATTCATCGAGCTCTTTACCCCACATTTTTCTTGTATAAGGTCTAAAGAAAATATCAAGCACATTTTCTTCACCAACAATTTCTTTAGTTTCTTTATTTACAGGTAAAGTAACATATTGTCCATCATTTAATAAGGCTTTTACTTTATGCTTATATTCTACCCATTCACCATATTGCATTAACCAGTTTACAACTTTTTCATTATCTGTATGAAATAAGTGTGGACCATATTTGTGTACACGAATACCATTTTCATCAGTATAATCATAAGCATTACCTGCAATATGATTTCTTAAATCAATAACATGTACTTTATGACCAGCATTTGCAAGTTCTCTTGCGTGAACTGCACCCGCAAATCCTGCGCCAACTACTAAATAATTTTTCATGCGTTTAATACTATTTCAAATTCACTTCTTGTTTTTTCTTTATCTAGAGGATGATGCTTATATAGTGCATCGCGTTGACCTTGAGCAAATTCTTGTAATTGTTTCACATTCATAGCTTCAATATCTTCAGCAATACGTGTAGATAAGTATTCATCCTGATAGTAAACAAATAATTCTTTAGGATCACCAATAAGAATACTTCCTGCATCAGCAACCTGTAAAGGCCTTGCTCTCCACCAACCAGATCCTGAGTGGAAATATCCAGGCATTAAACATCCCCATTGTTCTGCATATACTTTACACATTTGGTCTTCAGTAAGTCTTTCTGATTTTTCTTCACCGCGCTTTGCACCATAGATATTCATTGGCCACTCTTGAATGTTTTGAAGTTTCAACCATTTTCGAGTTTTCTTTTGTACTAACGAAGCAAAGTTCCATTCTAATTTTTTATCTTTTACTTCTACTCCACCACCAAAAAGTGTTGATACACCAGAAAGAAAATCATTATCTGGAGTACGATTATAGTGATAAGGGTTAGGATTGAAACGATATATTTTATCAGGATTCCAACCGAGATTGAGCAAACTTAAATCACCAAGATCAAATGCAGAAATTAACAATCTGTTTTCTTTATTTAGCATAATATCACATGCTGCTACAAAATTGTCTTTGTATTTTTTCAGAGTGTTAATATCATATTGTGTACATTGAAGATCTAAAAGATATTGTCTAAATGCTTTGTCTTCTGGTTCATCAAGGTTTCCACGAAATCCTTGAATACCACCATAGATCTGATCAACCTGCCAATCGTCAAATGCAAGAATAGCATCTGGTCTTTGAGATAGCGCGTAACATCCAGAATATAAATTTTGACAGAAAGATTGTGGACTATGCATATAAAAGATTACTTCATCATAGTGTGAAATATCTTCGCCTAATGCTACTTCTCTTTGCTCAACTTCATATCCCATTTCTCTAAGACAACGTAATACTGCATATTGAGAAGGTACTACTTGTAATTGCTGTCTTAGAAAAAAGTCTTCAGTACACTGAGCTTTGTTCATTCCAGTGATTAATATTTTTTTCATAATTTAACTATATCCTCAAGTGTGTGTTTTGGATTCATAAACATAGAATTGAAAGGTACTTCAGATTTTGCATTATCACCTTCTCTTCTTTCTCCATATTTTACTTCAAATAATGGACCGTTTACTCTTAAAAATTCTTCAATGTATTCTTTAACTGTATAAGACTGTCCTGATCCAAGCGGTTCATAATCTGACATTGCAGCCGGTTCATAAATTGCTTTTACAATTGCATCTGTAAGATCTTCTACGTGAACATAATCTCTTACTGGAGTACCATCTTTAGTATCATAATCAGATCCAAAAATTGTAAATGTTCCTGATTGAATTGCATTTTGAGTTGCTGCATATAATCCTTCAGGATTGTTAGGTACTCCACCTCCAACATTATAAAATCTAAAAATCGTATATTCTTTACAAAGTTGTTTTACAATATCTTCTGCAACTACTTTTGATCTTGCATAAGGTGATGTTGGATCAAATGCCGCTCCTGTTGAAGCAAATATAAATTTAGCATTTGGAAATGCATCAATTACATTTTTAGTTCCATTAATGTTAGTATTATAATATTCAAATGGATTCTTTACGCTTTCACCAACTTTAACTAATGCTGCTAAATGTACAACTACATCTACTGTTGGATTAGTAGGATTAGAATATTTTGTAATATCCCAATCTTTAATATCGTAAAAGACCGCTCGAACATTGCGTTCACTTAACTTTTTTCTTAATACTGAACCGATATATCCATCGGCACCTGTTACTACAACTTTTTTATTCATAATTTTCTATTATAACACAATTAAACTGAAATGTCAACAAATTCGTAATCAACTAATGCTTCTTTAAAAAGCTCTTTTGTATTATCAAAAGATTCAATCCATCTTTCTGGAACATCTATCATTGAAGGCATTACAATACGTTTAGTACCAACTTGAATAACACCTTTTGCACATTCTGAACAAACTGGTAATCCCCAAACATATAATGTACTATTATTTAGTGAAATTCCATTATAAGTCGCATTATATATTGCGTTTTGTTCAGCATGAACTACAAGTTTATACTTTTCTTCTCTATTTTCATATCGATCTAAAGTATCTTCAATGTTGCGTGGAAAGCCATTATATCCAGTTGCAAGAATGCGTCTTTCGTCAGAAACGAAAACTGCACCAATTTGTTTACTTGGATCTTTACTCCATGTTGAAATTTCTCTTGCTAAACCGAGAAATCTTTTATCCCACTTGACGCTCATTAATGTAGTCTTGTATAAAGTTGAAATGTCTTTCGTAGACATGAAAATTAGAAGCGGTCCAAATTAAATCACCAACTTCTACACCTAGATCATCTGCAAGTTTTGATTGAACATAACGTGCCCATGCATAATCATTATTATAACCAAAAACAGCATCATTAGATCTCATAATATAATGAGATATTAATTGCTTATTTCGAATATAGAATGTATTTGCGTAAGTACACATAAAGTCATTCATATTATTAGCATTATAATCTGTATGCATACTTGGACGATTGTAGATCATTGTTGCTCTACGAGAGTTATGATTCCTAGATAATTCTCTTAAAACGTTTTCGTATTGATTACCATTTTCTTTAGTAAAAATACACCAACCATAATTTGAATTAATGAATCCATTATCATCAGAAACATCTAACCAAATTTGTGGAGTTTTACCAGGAATATCATTAACGTTTAATGAACAGCTTTTATACCATTGAAGTTCACGTTCAATATATTCATAAGCTGGTTTACGAATAACATAATCCTCGTCAGCAATAAATGTCGCACCAAGTACTTCAATTGTTTTAGCACCTGTACGATCAATAACCCAATCACCTTGAAGATAATCGGTTACAATTTGATTACGTATATCTTTTACTTTTAACATTAAAACTCCTCAACCCATTCTGCAAAATCCTCATGCAGAAAATCAAGATCATCTACAAAAGTTCCATAGGATTCCATAGCATCATCAATAGATTCACCTTCTTCAAGCTCATAATATTTGACCCAGAATTTACCAGCAACTGCAACTTCTTCTTCATTTGCTTCTGGATCTACTACTTCAATAACACAAACTTTTCTAGGCATTAAATGGTCTCCAATAGTGTTTCAATATCATCAAGTTCAGCTACAACTGCGGGTAGATTTTGTTTATGATAAATCCTAGCCATTTTACGTAGAATATTTTTAGGAATATCTACATCTTCGGCTAAAGCATTAATTGCTTCTTTTTGAAAAGAACGTTCGGCTTCTACTCGAGTAAATGAATTACTCATTTCTTCCATAGCACCTTTAATTCTTTTTTTATCTTCATCACTTGAAGGAATAATCACATTACTCATTATTTAATTCTCCTATTGTATACATCATTATTAGTATTTTGTCCTGGAATTTTACCACGACAATATGAAACAAAAAATGCAGAATAATTAATTAAATCTTTTGCTGAATCTTCGAGTGATTCGAAATTTGGATTATAGTCATCACTTTGCATTGCTTCCATAACTGATTTCATACGGAGCATTTTTGCATTCATAACATCATAGATTGAATCAATACCACGAGGGTAGTAATCTGCTTGTTGAACAGTTGAATTTGGATTTTGATAATCGCGAGATTTTTTCAACTGTAAGTCGATACATTCTTGAAGAACGTTGACTGCTTCGGGATTGGTTTGTTTACTCATAAGATCTCCATAATATAGACACTATTATACCACACTTTTTCGCAAAAGTAAACTGTTTTTTTCAATTATTTTTACGGAAGTCTTGGTGCTTCAGGTGTGTGAAAGTACTTATCAATCATTGCAATTTTATCATTATAATCTGCAATAATAGCAAGTTCCTTTTCAATTGTTTCCATAACGTCTGGATGTTCTGCGACACCCACATTATTTTCTAATAGAACTTCAATATTAATTCTATGTTTAGCAACGTGTGCTTCAAAATGCTGTTTTGATACAGCAAGTAATTCTTTTCTAAATGTTTTCATAATATATCCTTAAAATAAATCTTGAAAGATACCATGATTATCTTCATGGCTTGGAGCAGTCCACCCCTCAGGTTTTACAAGATCTGGTACGCCCAGTGGATTGGGTCTTGTTTCTTTAACACCTACTTCTTTTGCCATATTTGCTTTGAGAACTGTATCCCAAGCTTTATGTGCATCAATACCATAGGCATCTAATGTACCAATTGCAACAACACAAAGATCAATTAAACCATCTACGATTTCTTCTGCATCTTCATTATTGAATGCTTTTCTTGTTTCGTCGAGTTCTTCTTGGAGAAAGTTAATTCTAAACTTTAAAAACTCTTTAAGCTTTTCATCGTCTTGCATACTATATCTAACCCATTCGCGAGTTTGATATTTAGTCTGCATGTCATGAATATCTTGTACCCAATCTTTACTCATTTTCAAAATACTCCATTAGTTCGTTATATCCACCAATATTTTTATCTTCAACTACTATCTGCGGAAATGTTCTTGCAGATGGAAATTTTTCAAAAAATTGCGGTGGAGTATAATCCTCATTAAGCATTAAGTATTCATACTCAACACCTTTTTGCTCGCATAATGTTTTAGCCATAGTACAGTATGCACAAGACTCTTTACCGTATATAGTAATCATTATACTAATTTAAGTCCTGGGCCTGTGGCTAATTCAATACCTGAAGTTGCTCTTACAACTTCTTTTACAAGTTCTTCACCAGGTT